ACACCAGCAGTTTTGTAATCTAATACTATACCTTCTTTCTTAAAATTAAGTGGGTCATCCCATGCCATAGTTATAAAGGAGGATACTCTGATATTAATTCTACAACATCCTCACCCTTTTGTCCACTCTCAAACTCTTTCATTAATCTTTGTACTTGTTTCCTATCAAGTCCAGCAAGTTGCTCACAATTATCTAAACACTTATAGATACATTCTCTATCAGAGATTGGTGCAGAGATCTCCCACCCTTGATCATCATAATACTTCTTACCTTTAGTGACTTGTGCTTCTAGGTGTGATAGGTCTTGTTTCTCAGAAGGATTTGTATAATTATGCCAACTCATACTCTTTTATTATTTGTGCTTATATCTATGAGGGTTTCTTGGTGCATCTATTGACATGAATCCTATAGGTAAAAATATTACCCAACTAAAAAGGACAAGGGTGTTCATGTTCTCCCCTGTCCATTCTATTAATTGATTAAACATATGCTTGTGCCGCAAGCCATGCTGATAATCCTAAAGAAGTTCCCATGATGGTGAGTCGGCTCATCCACCACATTATTTCATGTTTCATAATTAATGTCCCATAGGTATTCCTGAAGACATAAGATCAGAGATCTTCTTTACTTCTTCAGTTACACAATAGTCAATAAAAGAAGGATGCTCCTTTAATGCAGGAACATCCTCTTTAGAATTTTGAATTGCTTGATATGAATCTGTAGCGTACTCACAGATTTCATGATGATGTAGTTGATTATCGTGATAACCGACTGTATAATGCTTTTGTTGCGTTAGGGGCATGATCTTTTCAATCCCATACTAACCGTATTTATAGCACGGACTAGTAATTTTTGCCTAGTTTGGTGTGGACTCCAACACTCTGTTAGAGTATCAACGCACCAATAACAAACCCCTTAGCAAAAGCAATACAAGTTACTTGATAATCAGTCCATCCAAACTTATCTTGGCACTTTTTGATGAGTGCCTTATCCCATTCAACTACTTTGTCGAATCCTGCTTTAATTTTTTTCATTTCTTTTTACACTTGTATTTTGCAACAGCAGCTGCAAGTATTAATACAATTGCTGCTATACCAATCCCTGTTCCAACACCAATACCTTGTGGTTCTGGTTCTACAAATTCTTTAAGAGCAGGTACTTCTTCTATTGCCTTCTGTGCATCTTTAGGCAATGCTTTCATTAAATCTTCCATGTTTATAGTTTGTAAGAATCTTTATTGTCAGTATCAGAAACACCAATTATTTTGAGAGGTGCTTGCTCAATACGAATAGTTTGAGTAGGACCAGCTTTCGCTATGATCGCCTCAATATCTTTTGCAGTAACAGGAGGTGCTCCACCATTACCATTACCGTTTCCATTACCATTCATCTTCATAGTACCATCACCTTTCTTAGATGCAGTTTGAATTCCGAAGCTAGCTAAAACTCCAGTGAAAACCGAAGCTATAAAAGTTGGATCTATTTTTTGTTGTGGTACACCTGGAATGGCAACATAATTTAATGTCAATATTCCACCCGACCAGGCAAGAACGGTAATTCTAACTGCAGTGGAGATGATTGCTGCTTGTTCTTCAGCATCAGGAAGAAGTGCTGCCTTTGCTTTACCAAAGAAACCTTTCTTCTCTTCTTTCTTTTCTTCTACTACTACTTCTTCTTTCTTTACTTCGTCAGGCATAAAGATAGTGCAACTGACCTATTTAGAAAGTTGGAACTCCTAAACCACCTGAAGGTGCAGTAGGTGCAGATGCTTGAGGTGTAGGTGACGCAAGATCAGGAGCTCCTACAGGAAGAGATCCACCCAATCCTCCACCAAAACCACCTAATGATCCAAGTGCTTTCTCTGTAACACTTTCTATGATGGCGTCTTTATTAACGTAAACGTAAGCACCAGTGCCAACAACGGCAACAGATACAGCAGCAGACGCAATAGCAAGTACATTAATAATCTTTTGCATTTTAGATAACCTAATTCTATGTATTGTCATTTAGTGATTTATTTATAAAGGATTGTTTGTAAGCATTGTAATAATCTACAACACCAGCACTTATAACATATTTCTCTACCCATTCATCAGCACACTCATAGATTGCCCTGTTGTTATTCTCATGGCCATATTTTTTCATGAGAATTCTGAGTACTTCTTGCCTCAGTTTCAATTTTGCTTCATCCATTATCTTTCCAAGTAGGAGGGTTAGATTTGCAGTAATGATTAAACATTATTCTCATCTCATCATAACTCAAATCACAATTGTCTGCTGCTTTAGGAAGGTTCCATTTAGCAGTAAACAAATTGTCTAAAGACTCTTGTGTTTCAGTTCTCATTCACTTCACGCAACTTCTCTTCTAATTTGATACGTCTTTTAACTGACTTAGCATAAAGAACATCCTCTTTAGTATACCAGTCAGGATGTTTCTTTGCAAGTTTTAATAATTTCTTTGCTGCCTTCTTGTCCTTCATTAATTACTCTAAGTTTTCCTCCTGTTCTGTGAGTATAACACAATCAGATTCTGGAGTAGCAACACAGAGGAGAGACCATCCCTCTTCTAGTTGATCTTCATCTAAGAATGTTTGCTCATCATTATTTACACTACCTTCTAAAACCTTTCCTAAACATGCTGAACATGCTCCTGCTCTACATGATGATGGAAGATCTAAACCTTCCTCTTCGGCTCTTTCTAAAATATACTCATCATCTGGACAATCAAATGTAGTTTCTGTACCGTCTGGTGATTGAAGTGTTATTGTATACGATGCCATGTAATTAATGCAACCGTATTATTTAATCATCCATCATGTACGACATCATAGTCATGAACATAGTTGTTGTCATTATAACACCAACCACTGTCATGAATACCATTTGATATATTTCAGTAAAGTTAATCATATCAACCCCAAAGATCCTGCGGTAACTCCTACCACCACAAAGAATCCAAACTCCAACAGGCCATGAGCACCTGCAGGAGTGTTGATTAATATATTATTGAAGAACGAGAGATCCGACATTTGTATATGCGACGAGGGCTAAAACCCCAACGAAAAGTAATTGTTGCATTTGACTAGGTAAAAATACTCTAACAGTATTATATAGGTATTTCTACCTTACTGTCAAGATTATTATGCCACCTAGTACACCGACCATAGCTAAACGACCATTCCATCGTTCAGCAAATTTCCAATATGGGTGAGACCAATCAATCATGCCCCTGATGGTGCATATGATGGAACCATTTCCTGTGAACGAATTCTAATTCCACTACCATCATCATCATCGTCATCATCATTAAAGGTACGAAGAATTAATTCAACTAGTACTAAAGCAGCCATGGGATAAAAGATCCAAATGACTGCTGTTAGTGGTGATATAGTGTCTGTTGCGGCTGATAAGTCGCCCATTTGTTTTGATATTGTAATAATTTACGAATAATTATTTAGTTTTGTTAACTTTTATACTATACCAGGAATAAGCTGTCCTGTAAAGGAGTAACTAGCAAAGGCAGCGACGCAACCAAAGATAGCAGCAATACCATTCCACCTTTCAGCGATGGAGAAATCAACATTTTGTTCTGTAGTTTTTGCATTGTTCTTTGACATTAGTAGATACCTGGAATGATTTGACCATTTGCAAGATAAGATGCACTCAATAGAATGAATCCCAACATTGCTGCACGTCCTTGTGCTCTTAGGAAGATGTTATTTTGATTTTTCATTAGAAGATACCTGGAATGATTTGTCCTGTTGTAGCATATGCTCCGAAGGCTGCGACGAAACCAATCATGGCCATCCAACCGTTAAACTTTTCTGCTTCTGGTGTCATTGTTTTAAAACTCCTTTCGTTTGATTATAGGGGTAGAAAGTGACCAACAATTGCTGGTGGTGTAAGAGACCTTTTTATCTAAAAGATTCCTGGTATAACTGCTCCGAATAGGATGTAGTTATGTACTAGTGCGAAGAAACCAATCATCGCAAGGCGACCATTAAGTTGCTCTGCATGTGGTCCATATCCTTGATAGTCCTCAACATACTGCATAGGTGGTTCAGAAGCAAACATGTTCTGCTTACCATATTCAGTAGTTGTATAACGATCCATATTTCTGGATGTTGTACTTGTCATTCGTTTATTAAGAAACGTAACATAATTATATAGCAAAGATTAAATGTTGTAAAGAAACTTTACATTAGGGGTATCCGAACCCTGAAAAGAGGTGCTTATGACCCCTATAATGTGAACTTATATTAACTTACCACTCTCTTTTAAGTTGCCTAACATCTGACACTCCATAGAGTGCTTTACATCTTTGTTCAGCATCTCCTCTCAAATTAGATTCACAAACAAATTCAACCTTTGTTAATCGATTTGATTGCAACAATATTTGAGCAGACCATTTAGTTTCTTTCATCGTTTTACATCATGAGCACAACCATCACCTGTGTAATCATCACTATCATAGTATCCACCTTTTGTACCAAAGAATATTGTTAGTCCTACAAATGGTAATGCTGCAATAATCAAAAATGTTTCTAAAATCATTTTCGTAATTCCCCTTCTACTAGTCCAGTTGTTTTGAGTAGTAATTTAGATGCTGCTCTGACACCTTTGCCTGTACTATAATAGACCTCTTGTATCAATCTATTACCCTTAGCATCATCACCAACGATAGTAAAGAACTTTCCAGTACCTTTACCACCTGCGGTTCCTCCTACACCCATACCAGTATTCATTATTGCGGGTGCTGTAATCAAACAGAATGGTCCCATAAACACACAACTACCTAATCCAGCAGCAAAACCTACACCAGCACCAGCAGCACCACCAACAATTCCACCTGCTATATTAAAGTCTTTCTCTTCTGTAGTCCATTGTACTACATTAGTAATCTTACCAATTGGAAGTGTTACACCAGTCTCATCTATTACTACCTCACATTTCTCCCACTTCTCTTCAAGAAAACAAGTTGGACCTTTTGGTTTATATGTTTGTGGTCTTGCTCCTGGTCTAATAGAAGATGCTAGTACCGTAGAAGGCACTAGCATCGTTGCTACCATTAAAGATGTTAATATCCTTTTCATCTTGTATTGTTTTTCATTATAGTATCATTATTTACCTATACGGTCAACTGCAGCACGAGACTTGTTAAGAATGTCACCTCTTAAAGGAACATACCCTAACACAGATGCTCTCTCTTGATACTCTGTAGAAAGTAACGTTGATAAAGTTGTCTTTATTGCCTCAGTCTTACTACCATTACCAGTTTCATAAGCAAGTACCCATGTAAGCGTAGCAATGGGGTAAGCACCTTCTGTTGTAGGGTTAGGGTCTGTCCCTGCGAGGTTTTCATCGAGTGTAATATCAGTGAGTGCCAGAGAACCCGACTCAACTGATGGTGTAATGAACTCGCCATTCTTATTCTCAAGGGCAGCAGCAGTAACTTCACCCTTGATGTAGGACTGATTAACATAACCAATAGTTCCAATAGTGTTTCTAATATTACCAGCAACACCTGCGTTGCCTTTGTTTCCTATACCAACTGGCCAAGCAACTGATTTACCCACACCCAACTTCCACTTCTTACTGAATGATTGCATTGAGTTAGTGAATGAAGCAGTAGTTCCTGAACCATCAGAACGATATACCCAAGTCATTGCTTGGTCTTCACATCCTACCTGTGACCAGTTGTTTATCTCACCAATAGCAACCTGAACTGCTTGCTCTTGTGTAAGTTTTAAATCACAACCAGGCATATTATAACCGAAAGCAATTGTGCCTCCTGTCATAGGAATCTGGACTAGTCCTCTTTTTGATTTGTTTATATCACTCTGTGACATAGGATCATCGGATGCTCCAAAGTCCACTGTCTCATCAAGGAATGATTTTCTACCTGAACCACTACCAGTTGCCTGATAGTTTACTCTATGCCCTCCTTCTTTTGCAAAGTCGGCAAACCATCT